GCTGATTTACTTGTTATAGCATAATAGTCGCCGCTTTGCATATCCCCGACCGATATAGACACTGCCAGCAGCGTTTTAAATGGTGTTGTGAACGTGATTGCTTTTGCACCAGTTCCAGACTGTATATCATTGTCGCTTTCAGTGCGGGTCGGTAACTGCACAGATGCTTCCAATTCTTCAATGGCTGGCGTCTCATCACTCTCATCTGTTGATAATTCAGCTTTAAACCGCAAAGCGCGGGCAGTATAACTGCCAACAATAAATGGCCGGTATGCTGTCCAAGTTGGCGATCCCGCAGGGTCATCTGTGGTCGTGCTGACAAATAGATCAACGTCTGTTGCACCGCTTGTCGGCGTGCCGCCGTGTTGTGATAGTTGTGACACCTTTAGATTTGCATTGACTGTGCCGGTATATGTCGCGGTCAAATCGATATAATTAGCAAAATCATATGTGCCAGACGATGCAACAAACCCGCCACCGCCATCAAACAAGCCAGTGGCATCATCAAAATTGCCGGTTGCACTATCAAACAAAATGCTGGTGTCTAGCTGTAACTTATCATTAACGACCACAACATCTGTTTTTGTGCCAGCAAATGCGGTTTGCTCAACAACCTCATCAACAAAATTGAAGCCAGCAATAGCATTGACAAGCGCAACACTGCTTGCCGCGTTCTGTGATACCTTGCCAAATTTGTCCACTGCCTTACAGAAATATGTGCCAGTCATTGCTGGTACTGTCACGCTGTTTGCCGGTCTTGGCACCTTTTTCACAATTGCGCGGGTGTTGTTGTATGTTGCGCCGGTCGTCAGCGGTGAATGCCGAATGATGTAATGCGACAGATCATCATCTGTAACCGGCGTCCACGTCAGATCGGCTTGCTGGCCAACGATATTGACGCTGAAATTGGTGACATCAGATGGATCAGTGGCTTTGCCCGTGACTGTATGTTGCACATCAGTAAATGGTGATCTGGCAAGCGTTCCAATACCGCGCACGCGAATATCATAAACTGTGTTGGTTTTAACATTAGGTATTGTAAAAGTGCCGCTGGATGAATAGCCAACAGATATATATGTGCTATCTGTGCTTTCTTTATATTCAGCTTCAAAATTAACCGTCAGTGGATTTGTGCTTGATGCGCTGACCGTGATGACTGATACCGGCTGTTGATTAACTAGATCAATATCTTCAGATGTTGTGACAGTAGGCGCAGGCAGCGTGAACGGGTCTGGCAAGTTTGTATTGTCTGTGATGAAATCCTGCTCATCAGCGTCCCAATCAAACACCGCGCTGTTTAATTCACGCAATGTCAGATCGACCCCGATCACCGGCTGGTCATTTGCACCAACATCAACCGCCAACGACCATTCGCTGACCTCGAAAACCTTGCTACTAAAACCAAGCCTGTCATTTGTCACCATAACTGTGTCACCGACTGACAGTTTAAATGCTGATATGGTGCAAGGCATAGTCATTGTGATCTGCTGCCGGTTGCGGAATAGGGCAATCTTGGCCAGACGCTGTGCCATAGCCGGATCAGTTGTGAATGGCAGATCGTAATCTAAAAACTTGGTGTCGCCACCATCTTCCGTGACAAATGTGCTAGAAACATATGCAGGATAATCTGTCGGCACATAAAATTTGCCATCTGGATTTGCTGAAAATGGTGCAAATACACCTTTCACTGCATTGTAGTTGTCGCGTGCGCTGCGCCGCGTTTGCAGGGATATAGCCCCGCGCAAATCATCTTCATCAAGCGTAATTGTTGGCGCAACATATTTGGCGACCTTCAAATGAAATTTTCCGTTTGCGAAATGGATAGTGCCGCCACAGCTAGTCAAAAGCTGCTCAAGCACCTGTTTCGGGCTTTGATTGGTGTTAAAGGTGCCGTGAACCTCATATCGGTTCTGTGTGCCGCCACCAGCCAATGTCACTTGCTCATCACAAATATTTGCTGCGGTAATAAAACTGGCGTCATCAATTTCTGACGCATTTGCGCCAAATCCATATGTGCTATCTGTCAGGTAGTCGCGGATCGCCAGTGCCGGATTTGATGAAAATGCAGTGGTGTCATCACGCGGGTCAAATAGTTTTTTACCCTGCACCAAAACTGACAAATTTGGCACGCCAGTTGGATAAGCATCGCGGTCATATTCCAGCTTCATATAACAACAAGCAATGCCCTGCAAACGGTGGCTGCTTGTCCATTTATTAGACGCTGACACCAATTCGCTGAATGCTGTTTGTGTTGTTGTGCCTTTTCTTGTGGCAAGTTGAAACTTGCCCTGATATGGGCTTGTTGTTGTGCCAACTAATGTTTCGCTGTCGCTAATCGACAACCGCACATCATTTAAATAGAAAATGTTATAATCATCAACTTCGTGTGAAGCCACAGTTAGAACCATATGCAAAAATTTATCATCTTCAGTGCTGTCGATAAAAACAATAGTGCCGCCAACGCGCACAAGCCCGTAAATGACATTTCGGGGCTGTGTTGGCTGTTTGATGTTTTGCGTTCTTCTCAAACCGTTCGATTGAAAATCGCCAAGCGAATATGAATAACTAGGTATTTCTGGCTTTGGTGCTAATGCTTGGCTTGCAACACTAAGCGCGGCGGTTGCTGCTGCTGAAACGCCAAATGCTTGCAATGCGGTCAGTCCAAGAATTGTGCCGCCTGTTGCATAGGTCAGACCAACTGTTACCGCCGCTGTAACCAACGTAGTTGGGTTTGTGATTGCTTTTACAAAACTCTTAAAAAAGCCCATTTAACCGCCCCAAGTAATCTGTTTGTCTTGCAAGCTGGCTACCATTTCCAAACCCTTGTCATTAGGGTAGTCAATTTTCTGATCTTCGCTTGTAAAACGTCTTGTGCGGCTGCGATCCAAATCAATCAATCTGCTTTCCGCACTGACGTTTATTGTTGCGGTTGCGCCAGCGTCTTCAATGGTCATTACGTCCATCCGACCACTGAATATCGTGTATGGTGTGTCAATAATTGTGCCGGTGTTGTCTAAAAAGCCGAAAAATATTTTTAGCGACCGACCTTGATAGCCCTCTGATAATGCCGCAGACACTAAACTGCTATCCAAACCAGATAGCGTGATATTCACGCCGTTTGCTTGCACTTGGCTTGTTTCTGCAATTTCGCTTAAATTCAAATATGTTGCAGATCCAACATAGGTTTCGCTGTCAATCGTGATGTCGCCGTAACCATTCCACACAGTTACAGTGCCGCCATCGAAATCCATTCGCACAGCAAAAAACGGCTGAACCTCTCCAGCCGCTAATTCAGCCTCAAAGTTCGATCCAAGCGTTCTAGCCATTAAAGTGCCTCAATCGCGCCAAATGACATTGTGTAAAAACCGGCAGTGTCAATGTTCCAGTTGTGTGTCGGTGTTGATAGCCGGAAAACACCTTTTGCATCAGTCACGACAACCGTTGCCCCATCAGCCGGTGATGACCGCAGATCTGGCCATATGGTTAATGTCGCTTCGCCAGATGCGTTGCTGTTTACATCGTCAAGCACTTTGTAAAGCTGTGCGGTGCCGCTACTGCCTAGCTGGATATAGTCACCCGCCAGCAGATAGCCTGTGGCAGACGCTGGCAGACCGTCTATAGCCAGTTCATCACCTGTCTGGCTTGCACCGTTCACAACTGGTGTGCCAGGTGTTGACGCTGCACTGCCACGCGGTGTGGCTGCATTTGGGTCACCAAGCAGAAACGTACCAAAGCCGCCATACTGCTTCATAAAGAACGTGATCCATTCTTCGGCGTCTGCGCGTTTCATTAGTGGCAAATTGATGTCAGCTTCCCAGCGTTGACCTTGGTGCCGGTAAACCGTCAGCTTATAGTTATATGGTGATGTCGTGATGCCAACAGTATTGACTGCGGTCAGGCTGACTGTTGCCACATTGGTGTTTGTCGGCATTGATAGTGGGTAGGTGATTGCCATAATTAACCCCCAAACGCCGCGCTGAACGACCCACCGCGCCGCTTGGCATCCAAAACCGCACCTTTAGCCGCCTGTGCGATCTGCGGTAACATATTGGTCATTTCTGCACGCACTGTCTGCTGAACGCCGGTTGACAAGTTGATGGTTTGGTTGACAACGACACCGCCGCCAATCTGGTTGTTTGGCACGATGCTGCCAGACTGGTTCGGCACAAACAATTCGCGGCCACGTTCGCCGACAATATAAGGCGTGTTTTTATTGACCTGACCGCCCATTGCGCGTGGTGCAGGGTAATACACACCAGCAGTGCCAGCACCGCCGCTGATGCCCCCGCCGCCGCCAAATATGCCGCCAAATACACCACCAAGCGCACCAGCTAAAACGCCGGTCACTTGTTGCTGTATTGCCATTCTGATCATATCGCTGATGATGCTTGCAGCCATAGATTTAAACGCATCTTTGACCGATGTTGTGCCTTGTATGACGCCTAGCAAACTATCTTCAAGCCGGTTAAGACCTTGCACAGCCATATTGTCTAGCTGTTGCGTTGTGTTGCGTGCTGCTTGTGCATATTGCTGCAAACCAGTTTTGGATTTGTTGACAGTAAATGAAACGCCGGTTGCGCTTGCTTGCACCCGCTGGAAACCGTTTGCCATATTTTGTATCGGCTTATTTGCTTGTTGAATTGTAACGCTTGCCGCTTTGATATTGCCGTTGACATCCATCACAGCCTTGCCAGCGTTTTCCATATTGAACACGATGCGATCAATATCTTTTTCTAACGCTTCGCCAAATGTAAATTTGGTCATTTCGACATTTACAGTTTTGGCCAAATCAACAATGCTATTGAGGAAACCACGCAGTTTGCCTATTGCCGCGCTGATTGCCTTTAATAGATTGACGATGATAAATTCAGACACTTTGGCCAATACAGGCAAAAATGTTGCGGTGATCTGATTGCCGATAGATTTTAAAACTTGACCTAATTTGTCAAAATTATCATTTGCGGTTTCAACTGCTTTAGCTTGGTTTTCGGTCAATTCTATTGTGACCGCATTAAACTGTTCGCGCAG